ATGGTTATCTAAGAAAGCTCATCCTAATTTAAGTAATGCTAATTGTGAAATGGTTAATAGTCCTACCTTTACTTCAGCAGTAAGTGGTGGTGATGGATCTATTGGATATTGGAACTTTAATGGATCTAACCAGTATGGTTGGATAAGAGACTTAAATTTTGGTAGTAGTGGATCACATGGTCCTAATAATAATGGTCGGTTATATCAATTTACACAAGGTTGTTGGTTTAGAACTTCATATGGATCACCAAACTCAGGTGGAGGTTATGACTTTGATAACTGGTCATGGTATGACTGGGATAGATCTGAAGTTATAGGTTGGAACATTGGTCAGCATGGCAAACTACAATTTGCTGGTAGTTCTAACAGCACTTGTTGTTATGATATTGTAAGTAACACACCTGCAAATGATGGTAGTTGGCATTTTGGTGTTTGTACTGTTAATAATGCTAGTAGTAGTAACAACATAAGATTTTATCTTGATGGTGTTTTAGATGGAACCCATAGTTATAGTTTCTCATACTTTGGAAATGGTTCAAGACGTTGGGGATTTATAGGAGATGGTTCTGAAGCAACAAGTAATAATGGTAGTAGAAACAGTATTTACTATGAGGGTGATATTGCTCAACTTTTCTTGTTTGAAGAAGTGTGGAGTGATGCAAAAGTATTAGAACATTATACTAAGACGAGAACTCGTTTCGGAGTATAAATATAAGCATAGGAGTTATAGTATAACATGGCATCTGGTAAATTAACTATAGAAACCGCAAGTTCAACCGTAGGTATTAATTTACCATTACATCCTGCTGAGAACTTACCTCAAGGAACAGTGGGTGATATTTGTTATGTTAAATCAACTAACACTGCTGGTAGTTTGTATGTTTACACACCAAATGCTGATGCTTCTGCTAATAATTGGGTAAGCACTGCTGGAGGAACTGCAGCAGTACCAGGAACTGCTGCTAACCCTGCTTCTTCTCCTAAAGCTCTTAGAGATGCTGGTATAACTAGTGACGGGATATATTATATTGATACGGGTTCATTAGGAGTCCAACAAGTATATGTTAAGTTTGATTCGTTTGCTGGTGGTAGTATAGGTTCTACTAATGCTTGGGCATTGGTAAGTAGACACAACTCATATTCATATGGTAGTTACAATCAATATGGATACTTAGATTCTATTGAGACAACAACCTTTGGAACTAATAGTACAAGTGGTTGGTGGATAGATCAAAATGTATCTGGTAGAGGGTGGTTGAATGATGTCAACTGGGTTTGTTATGAAGATACTGATTTAGGACAATGGGCAACTGAAGCACAATCTGCTACATTATGGCAGACTTCATTTATTAATACAACTTCATCTGGTTATCCATCTAATATAAGTTATACATTTAACTCATCATCTTGGGATGCTAGTGGTGGTGCTGTTGTATGTTGGTGTGAAGGTACTGGATGCACAGAACACATAGAAGATAATAATGGTGGTGCATGTAGTGGATCGGATAGAATTAGAAATGATAATTATGGTGGAACTTCTCTTTTAAGGTATTGGGTAGCAGTAATATAATGTAATGGATTTTGCGAATTTATCTGAGGATATGCTATATTCTGGCATACCTATTGACTTGGTGGCAAAAGAAATCAGAATGCTTGCTTATAATCATATGATAGACCAAGGTATTATGGAAAGTAATGCTGAGGCATTTGCTGAAGATATGCGTCAGAGTGTTTATAGGTTACAGGAGAATAAACTCGAAAAAATTACGCAGAAAAAAATTGACTCCTTAGAGTCACAGTTTGCTATAGATGTTGCAACCAAGAAGGCAATTTGTATGAATTGTAAGTTTCTTATGAAACCTGACAGCATATATAAAAAGTGTCAGAAATGTGGATGTTACATGGAACTTAAATGGAGAGTACCAGGAATGAAATGTCCTATTGATCTATGGTAATAAATAACTTTATATTGGTAGAATAAAATGCCCTATTTCGCTTATAAAAAATCAGGTGCTGCTGCAAATACTGGATCATCTGCTCCCGACCATGATGTTTACTGTTGTGGCAACGGAGTCTGGAGTGATGTCTATGCAGATAGAAAACTACATGACTATGCACATTCTGCAGAATTTGATGGTGGAGAAGGATGTTTAGTTGTTGAAGACTCATCATACACTCCATAATCCTTATAAATACAACAGAACCAGAGACCATATTTGATGCCTAACTATGTCTACAGTAAATGCTGGAACGCTTAATGTCACAAGTACGCTAAATCTCCCGTCTTATACAAAGACACAACGGGATGCTTTATCGCCTACTGCGGGACAAATGATTTATAACTCAACTGATGGATCAGTTGATGTTTGGGATGGAACTCAATGGAAATCTGCTATTGGATCATCTGAGGCATTTATTCAAGCGTCAGGTGGAACTGAGTCTACGAGTGGAAATTATAAAATCCATACCTTTAATAATACTGCAACATTTGCAGTCACTGGTGCAGGTGATGAAGCAAATGGTAAAGTTGATTACCTAGTCGTTGCTGGTGGAGGAGGTGGAGGCGGTTTCGCTTCTGGTGACTTCAACAACTTTGGATCTGGTGGAGGTGGTGGTGCTGGTGGTATGCTTGCTGCTGGTGGATATAATTATACTGTTAATGCTACATCATACCCTGTAAGTGTTGGTGGTGGAGGAACTGGAGGAACTGGTAACTCTGCTGGACAACCTGGTGGAAATAGTACTTTTGGATCTGCTGTTACTGCTACTGGCGGTGGTGGTGGAGGTCAACAGGATAAACCAGGACAACCTGGTGGATCTGGTGGTGGATCTGGAACTGATGGTGACGGATATAACCAACCTAGAGGAACAGGAGTACCTGGTCAAGGGTATCCTGGTGGTAGAGGTGCATCTTCACAGAACGGAACTTCTGGTGGTGGAGGTGGTAACTCACAAGCAGGAGAAGATGGATATACACGACCAAACTCCAGACCTGCAAATGGAGGAAATGGAACTGCAAACTCAATTAGCGGTTCTGCGGTAACTTATGCAGGTGGTGGCGGTGGTGCTAATTATCCAGGTGGTCCTCACAACCCTAATGGTGGATCAGGTGGTGGCGGTAATGGTGCGTTGTCTCCTACTGAAAGTGGTTATGCAGGTACTGACGGTCTCGGTGGAGGCGGTGGCGGTGCTGCTGACCAAGATCCTCGTCAATATCCAGAACCAAAAGGCGGTAATGGTGGTAAGGGTATTGTAATTGTTAAGTATAAGTATCAGTAAAAACTATGGCACATTTCGCAAAAATCGAGAAAAGAACTGGCACAGTCGTAGATGTTGTTGCTGTTGCTGATAGTGATACATCTACAGCAGCAGGAGTAGAGAAGGAATACATTGGTATTGATTTCCTTCAGAAAATATTCCCTGACACTGCTGCATTATATGATTGGAGACAAACATCATATAATGCTTATAAAGGTAGGCATAGAAAAGAAGTTGATGGATCCCTTGTGTGGGATCAGAAAGCATGTCTAAGAAAGAATTATGCTTCTATTGGTGGTAAGTATGATTATATGAGAGATGCTTTTATTGCACCACCTATTAATCCTAATAATCAAGTCTTGAATGAGGATACCTGTCATTGGGATACCATAACACAGGCAAATCAAACTACAACAAATGATGGTGGACCCCTTGACTATACGGACACTTCCGACTATAGTGATAACTCTAAGATGACTCCTGCCACATGGGAGTGGACTAATGAGACAAAAACTTATGTCTCTAAAACTGCTCAAGTTGTAAAACCAGCAGTATATCAGTACAACTCTTCCTCTAAAACTTGGGAAGCATGAACCCCCTAATGTATTATGATTACATCATGGTTTGCGAAAGCAATCTACTTTGAACCGAATTTACTACTAGAAAAACTACCAGACTACGAAAGAAATATCAAGCAAGCACTTGAGAAGGTAGGAACTATTCGTACTGATATTCTGAATGTAGATTCTACATGCGGTATTAGAAAGAATTTATTTGAAGTGGTTGAACTTGATGGTTTAAGACCATTAATATTTGACCATTCACAAGCATTTGCAAGACAAGTTGGATATAAAGAAGATATTACATTTAAAAATATTTGGACTGAAATAAGTAAGAAAGGAGATTATACATTTCCTAGAAGTTTTCCTAGATCTGTTGTATCTGGGATTTTTTGTGTCAAAGCATGTATGGATGATTCTATTAAATTTTTCCAAGGTGATAATTTTCAAGAGGTTAAACTGTTTACTGGATCAATTATATTATTCCCTAGTGATGTTAAATATGGTATGACATCACAATTAGGTGATGAAAATATTCTCATACATTTTACGTTAGCATGAAAGAGCATATAATACCATCTAATAGTTTTATTGCTGGATGGTATATTGAAGATAACGTTTGTGATGGATTGATCTCGTACTTTAATGACAGTCCAGATCAAGGACCAGGACAAGTTGGGCAAGGAATTAATGAAGAGTATAAAGTTTCAACTGATGTAGCAGTTATACCAAGGGTTAAGGATGAGAGGATACAAATATATCTTGACAGGTTAGGAAAAGTATGCGATAATTATACCGAACGTTATCCTTGGAGTTCTACTAATCACAGTTCTTGGGGTTTAAATACCAATTTTAATATACAAAAGTATAAACCTGATGAAGGATTTTTTGGTTGGCATACTGAAAGATCAACTTATAAAAATTTAGTAGGAACTAGACATCTAACATTTATGACATATCTAAATGATGTAACTGATGGTGGTGAAACTGAATGGTATCATCAAGGTCTAAAGATACAACCACAAAAAGGATTAACTGTCATTTGGCCCTGTGATTGGACACATACACATAGAGGTATACCATCACCAACTCAAGTTAAGTATATAACTACAGGGTGGTATACTTATAAGGTACCAGGATTTGATTACACAGAGTTTAATGGAGGTTAAATGAACTTAAATTACACTTATTGGTATTTTCAGGGCATTATAAAACCTGAGATATGTGATCGTATTATTGATATAGGAAAGGATCTTAATATTAGACAAGGTGAAGTTAATAGAGCAGATACTAAGGGAACAGACAATTATACTGAAGAGGAGATGAATGATCTCTTAAAGGTTAGAAATTCACATATTTCATGGATAGATGAACCTTGGGTTCATAATTTAATTAAACCACTCATTCAACAAGCAAATGAGTCAGCAGGTTGGAATTTTCAGTGGGATTATACTGAGAATATGCAGTTTACCATTTATAATGAAGGACAGTTTTATGAATGGCATCCAGACCAACATCATTATGTGTACGGTGATGATGAACATGAAAATATGAAGGGTAAGTATAGGAAACTATCATCTACATTACTATTAAATGATCCTAATGAGTTTGAAGGTGGTGATCTTGAATTCCATTATAATAGGAAAGATCAATGTATTGCTAAAGAATTGAATACACAAGGATCATTAGTTGTATTCCCATCATTTGTATATCATAGAGTACTACCTGTTACTAAAGGAACAAGGTATTCTCTTGTTAGTTGGAATTTAGGAGATCCATTCAGATGATTTATATCTCACAAGTTGTAATACCATGTGAAGAAGAGATTATTCAGTTCTTTAAGGATAATCTTCTTAAAACATATGTCTGGGATGAAACAAGAGTTCTTAGTATGGATAGAGGTGGTATTGGAGTTAAGACAGAATGTGATACTTATAAAAAGATATATGAATTAGTAAAAGATGTTAAGAGGAGAGTATACCATGACAATAGATTTTCTGTACTGCAGAATGTAGAGATAGTTAAGTATCCTTGTGGTGCATGTAAGGGATTTCATCACGATAGGGCAAGACCTACAACAACTGGTGCATCAATTACATATATCAATGATGATTATATTGGTGGGCATACTATAGTTGAAGGTGTAGATGTTCAACCATTATCAGGTAGGACAGTATATTTTGATGGAATGGAATTTAGACATGGGGTAAGTAATGTTTTGAAACGGGATAGATATACTATATCAATGTGGTATGGTAAAGATAAATCTATGCCACTCAATGATGAATTTCTGGAGATTTAACAATGGAATGTGTAAATGACTTCTTAGATAAGGAATTATTTAAGAAAATACAAGATGATATTTTTGATAAGGATTCAACTCCTTGGTTTTGTATACCAGATATATCTGGTGAGGGTGAAGAAAAGGATGCTTACTTCTGCCATATGCTTTACGACCAAGAGAGACCATGTAGTAATAAGTATTGGATTGCTGAAGCATTGAAGTTTGTTATTAATGCAAGATCATTAATTAGAGTAAAGGTAAATCTATATCCTAGAACAGATACTTTAGTTCATCATACACCACATACTGATTATGATTTCGATCATAAAGCAGCAGTATTATCTCTGAATACATGTGATGGACATACTAGCATTAAAGGTATGAAAGTGGAATCAAGAGCAAATAGAATAGTATTCTTTAATCCTCAAGATCCTCATAATAGTACTAATTGCACTGACCAACAATTTAGAGCAAATATTAATATTAATTATTTCTAATGCAATTAATTAATCCCAGAGAATTATATACATTTGAACAGTTCTTTGATACTGATATTGAAAAGGTATCATTGACAGATATGGCAGTATCTATTCAGAATATATTGAAAGATGAGTTTGGGATTGTATGTGAATTAGAACATGCTAGTGAAATATTTGATTGTGAGATAGAGGCACACAATGATTTTGTATCATGTGTATGTCAAGAGACAGGTAATTTATATCATTACTGTCTTGAAGTTGTTAATCGTGAAGGTAAATTTAAATTTGATTTAAGACCAAAGAAGATGAGGTTCTTTAGAGCATACGTCTTTAGATGGTCTAATACTATGGAAATAGATAATGTCAAATATATTTTTTGATACACCTTCTGGGTTACCAGTTATATTAATACCTAATTTTTACTCAGATATAGAATTGAGTTCAATATTTGATGAGTTGAGATTTTTATCATCTATTGATAGATTTAAAGATCCAACAGATCCAGATGGACCTGGTACTGCAATAGCAAATGGTGTAGTATTAAAATCTGGTAAAGGTATGCACTTAGATGTTGTATATAAGGATCGATCTGAGTCTGACATATTAAAACTAAATCGTAAGTTGTTTAAGAAAGAGACTACTGATTTATTAGAGTGTTATCACTCTATGTTTAGATATGTAAGAAGATCTAATTCAGATAATACTAAACTACATTATTATACTAATGGTGATTACTATAAATCACATGTAGATGATTGTGTTATAACAGCAATTACTTTCTTCTATGAAGAACCAAAAGGATATACTGGTGGTGATTTAATATTAGAACATAGACTTAGAATACCTTGTCTAAATAATTCGCTGGTGGTATTTCCATCAATTATGTGGCATGAAGTCACACCCATAGTTATGAAAGACTTTAATCCTGGTATGGGTAGATACTCAATGAGTCAATTCTTGGCAATGTAATTATGCAAATTATTAACTTTGAAAATGAAGAACCTAAGACAAGGTTTGCACCTATATTTAATTTTAACATCTATGAGAATAATGTAGATGTAAGGAATATTAAGGATATAATATTATCAAAAGAACAAGAGATTATAAACACTAATCCATATACAAGTGATTGGAATACTGGATTAGGATGTAATAGTATGACTTCTAGATCTAATTGTTATAATGTAATTAAATGGAAAGAAGCATATTTTTTAAAAGAAGTAATAAGATCATCACATGATAATTTTATAACAACTCTTGGATATGATTGGGAAGATAAAATATATGTTCAATGTTGGGCAAATGTTATGAGAAAAGGTGAGAAGATAAAACAACATCAACATTGGACAAGTGAATACACATATCTTGGTGGACATATACAATTAGATGATATAGAAACTAGTACTCATTATGTAAATCCATATAATCAAAAGTTATATTCATCCTCAAATGATAAAGGTAAGGTAACACTATTTCCTAATTGGTTGGAACATTATACTGACACATATGATGGTAATGATTTTAGAGTATCAATAGCATTTGACATTATTACTGAGATAGTATATAATGAGGACATTTACGAGGATAGAAAGGAACACTGGGTTCAATTATGAAACTCGAATATATTCGAGATGTAATTGATAATGTAATAGGTGATATACCTTTCATATATGATCTGTCAGTAACTACACCACCACCTGAATTAGTTACACAAAGAGCACAAGATCATTTTAATAGAGGTAAACCAGAATCATTAAATCAGACTTACCAATTAGATAATACTTGTAAGTCTGTTATTGTATGGAATGTTTTTAGTCGTGTTGCATATGATTACCACTATAAGAATAACTTCTTACCAGAGATCATTAGACGATTAAATACAATATATGATTATAATTTTGGGTATGATGATTACCTATTAAATAGAAAACAGTTTGCTATTAGATCAGGTGCAGCAACATTAGCAAAAACATCATTAGCATTTCATAAAAGATTTGGAATGAATTATAAGATTGATCTAATCTTTACTGATGCTAAATTTGATGATACTATTGTTATTGATGGTGAACCTCACTATAGTAATTGTATTGGGTGTGATGCACCTTGCGAATATAAATGTCCTATGGGATGTACAATGAACTTTGATCTTGTTGATTGGGAGAAGTGTTCTAATTTTGTAGATGTTCCTGAAGCATTTAAAGATCTTGATAGTATTTGTAGGATATGTCAAGACAGTTGCCCTTATTCACAGGAGTTGACTAAAAGAATCCTCGAAATTAACCCTCGTTACGGAGAACGTATTCATGCCACATTTACATAGATGGAATCAACCTAAAGGTAATAATCCATTTGCACCTGAATTTGATATATCTTTATGGGTTGATGAATTACCTGATGTTTTAATTGATGAGTTATTAGGTTTAGTTAAGAAACATGAGGAAGAAGGATTATTTGATAATGATAGATGGGAACATTATAATATATTTCAATGGGAAGGGTTTGCTGTAAAAGAATTACAAGAGATGATACTAACATCTTATGAAGCATTTTGTAATTCTCTACACATAGAGAAAGAAGAAAGAATATGGGTTAGAGGTTGGGTATATCCTCAGAAACCAGAGATAAAAGTTAAACGAAGAATGAATATAGGTAGACACCAACACGCAATGCACGAGAACGCATTTCTAAGTGGTGTGTTAAATATGCAAGATCATTTTATTGGTACTGATTATGATATACCTTATGTTGGATGGACAGGTATAGGTAGTAAGAAAGGTAGATTAACACTTGCACCATCATCATTACCTCATGCAGTTAAAGCATTAAGATATGAAGATACTGATAGATATACTATTGCATTTGATTTAATAACACAGAAAGGAATGGATCATTTCTGGTTCTCTAAGTTAGATAGAGATACATCAAAAGATCCTTTGAATTTAGCGATTGAGTTGTGAACACACAGTTATTAGATAATGGATTCTTATTAGTTAAGAACTTTGTTCATGTTGACTTAGCAAATAGTCTGTATCGTGAGTTAGTTGATACTGGTCAGACTAGATTGCATTTCTTAGACAATGAATTTCATGGACCTTGTTATAACTATCAGTCACCAAAAGCATCACAAGAGTTATTATTCTATCTCTTACATAACATGGTAGATATAGTTGGAGAATCATTATTTCCAACTTATTCATACATGAGATTATATAAACATAATGCTTTTTTAAATCCTCATACAGATAGACCTGCATGTGAGGTATCATTAACTGTACATCTAGGATCAGATAAAGAGTGGGAGTTTGGTATAAGAAACTATCGTAATAATAATGAGTTTAATGTAGTATTAGATCAAGGAGATGCACTGATATATCTGGGATGTGTAGCACCACACTGGAGAAATGGTAAGTATAGTGGTGAGAATTTTGCACAGTGTTTTTTACATTACGTTAGAAGTAGAGGTCCAATGTCGTGGTGTATTAATGATATTAATAGATCATTACCAGAGGGTAATTGGGAGGATGAATTGAAGAAGGAGTATGACAATATACTAGGTGGCACACAACCGTCCTAATCCCTAAAAATTGTGATAGACTACATGGGTCACAGTAATTATCATGCCATCTTTTACACTAACATGCACAGATGAAGACTCTACGGTAACAACTAAGGAGTTTAAGTCTGCATACCTACAAGAAGTTGTAGAAAAAACAGGAGACTTCCTTAGAGGAGTTGGATACTATTTTGATGATTTAACTATCGTTAAAGTAGATGAGGAGACTATTGAAGATGATGATGAATCTTATGAGGAGTATGATCCTATTACAAGTACACATTCTATCATTGATCCGTCATACCTTAATAAAGACTAAAGATCTATAGGGGATTCGTTGACAGAAATGAGTCCCCTATGCTAATATATACAGATGTAGTTCAGTAATACTGAAGAGTATCAATGGGTAAGACTTTTCGCCGAGGTGGTAACGAACGAGGTTACTATTCTCCAGGAAAATCATTACGGGACAAGCGTCAAAAAGGAACAAATCGCACATCTAAATGGGAGGAATCTTATGACTACAATCAACCCAAAGGACATAATCACCCTAAAAAAAGAGCAACCAACACCGAGGAATTCGGTGATGTTTGAAGATGATGGGTTAGATTATGAAGATCAGATGTATGATGACGCTTCATTTGATGGAGTAGAAATTGAGTACACAGCAACATACTAATGAAAGACCAAGGATCAATAGCAGATAACGAGTCCAAAGACCAGAAATGGAACCGAGGACTTGATATTTGTATCGAATCAATCCATAAAGCAGATCCCGCTTTGCGTGGATGTGCTCATAATCAGAAGTGTTTCCATGAAATGATGGAAATACGTGATAAAATACTAGAGTATACACATTCGTTGAGGAGATGATTGGTCTTTACTCTCAACTATTAAACAAGGATCAAAAAATGATCGTAAAAGATGCTCTAATCATGTATGTCTGTCAATTACAGAAACAATACTTTAGAGACAATGTTATTCCTATGGAAGAGTATCAACGTAGGATGGCAGAAATAGACGATCTAACTGACAAATTACACCTTAAGGATCTTTATAAACATGACCGTTGAAATGTTTTCTCCTCGTTGGTATTATAAGGGTAAAATTACCTTAGAAAACCAACAGGAAATTGAACGTAGTTTTTCTGAGTTTATGGACTTAGAAAAGAACTTTATTAATCCTGATAACATTAATGGTGAACTATTAACATCATATAGTTTACCAACTAATGATACAGCACCTTGGGAAAGGTGGTTAGAATTTATTAAACCATGTCTATCTGAACTGGTAGAAGAATTAAAACCTAAGAGAGATATAGAAATAGTTCCTCAAGAGGCATGGATTAATCGTTATCAAAGAGGACACTATCAAGAGTATCATTGTCATTCTGTTCAGCATTGTAATCTTGCAGCAGTATATTTTTATAGATTAGAAGGTGGATGTACTAACTTCAAATTCTATAATAATCAACATGCAGCATATAAAGCATGTGGATTAGATGATATGTTTGATATACCAACAGCAGCAACTATAACACCTAAAGTACAACAAGGTGATATAATTATATTCCCTGCACATTATCCTCATTTAGTATCACCTAATAAGAGTGATTTTGAACGTGTAACATTTAGTGCAAACTTTGATGTCGTGCCAGCACGTAATGTGTCACATGGTGCAGTAGGAAAGGACTTAGATCTGATATAATAGGATTGAGTTCAAAGATAGTTATGAAATTGCGACCAACTAAGCAAGATGTGATCTTGAATCATACTTATACTTTCGAGTGTGATGCTACATTTGGTACACTATCTCAAGAGAGAGTTTATAAACTATTCACAGATGGTAGGAGAGCATCAGGATTCTTAGAATTACAATTAGAAGATTGGTTTGAAGGTCTTGAATTTGTAGATGGTAAAGGATATGACCATATCAATCATTTGGTAGAGGGTCAACTGTATGATGCTAAATGTTTTACTAGACATGGTGCTAAATTCTGTCCTAGTGTTATGTTAGGTGCAGGTAGATCAGTTGATGAAGAGAAACTATGGGAACATGCTATGGATATGATTTATATCTTTACAGATGTAGTATCATTTCCTGAAGTAAGAGTTAGATTTGTTAAAGGATCTGATCTTACACAATATACAAACGGATCAATTCCATTCGGAGATCGTGATGATTTATTTGGATGATTGTATTGATGGTATGAAACAATTAGCAGATCAATCTGTTGATGCTGTTGTTACATCACCACCTTATAATTTAAACATTAAGTATAACAAATACAATGATAAAAAACCAAGAGATAAGTATATCTCATGGATAGAAGATGTGTTTGTTGAATGTAAACGTGTACTGAAAGATAATGGTCACCTATTTGTTAATATGGGATACTCAAATGTAGATCCTACGATAGGGTTAGAGGTCATGTTTGCAATTAAAAATACATATAATTTACAAAATAATATAGTTTGGGTTAAGTCTATTCATGTAAATAACAAGACGAGTGGACATTTTAAACCTATCAATAGTAAACGCTATTTGTGTCCTACTTGGGAGAATTTGTTTCACTTTACCAAAGATGGTAATGTAGAAATAGATAGACTATCTGTTGGTGTTAAGTATGAATATTATGAAGCAAATATTCGTGGTAATAATACGATTGAGAACAAACCTAATTTAAGGGACAAAGGTAATACTTGGTTCATACCATATGAGACTATTAATAGTAAAGAATTGCGTGGTAAACATCCTGCTACTTTTCCAGTTAAATTAGCAGAGGATTGTATTAAACTAACAGGCATAGATTGTGGTGTAGTTCTTGATCCTTTCATGGGAACAGGTAGTACTGGATTAGCAGCAAATAATTTAGGTTGGAGTTACATAGGGTATGAAATAGATGAAGATTATGTTAAGTTTGCTGAAAATAGGATAAATGGAGGGTTGACTTCTATATTAAAATGATATATAATACTACCAATGAGATTCGTGGAAGTTACACCAAACGGAAGCAATTTCAGAAGTTAAAACAAACTTATCGAGGACTATTATGTCGAAAGCACTAGAGGTGGGACAATGGTATACTTTACCTGGAATCCCAGATATAGAAATAGCGGTATTAATTACCAAAGCATTTTTAAAGTATCCTGAGTGGATAACTCAGAGAGATACAGAGAACAGACTTAAGAAGAAAGGTGTTATAGATCACCTAAGAAAACTATTCCCTACTCATCATATTGTAGCAGTTGGAGAATTAACTGAAGAGGATGATTGGGAAGATAAAGTATATGAAGCAGGTCATACTTGGAGACTTGATGCTAACACAAGAGCAAAAGTGTGGGAAAGAGGTTTAGTTAATGAACTTCCTAAAGGTGTATTAGCAGTTAAGTTTAAGGGTAAAACTTTAAAAGATATAAGGAATATTTACTGGGCATTTGATAACCCAACAGCAGCAGAAGTAGCAGCAGAAGTTGTTACTGGATGTCTTAAATCTCTTGGTATAGAGTTACTTACTAAGAAGTTTAGGGATGGGCAATTTGTTACTTCTCTATCATATTGTTGTAAATTTGATGCACCAGATGTATATGGTACTAAAGGATTATGGTCGGAACCTGATGATGATTCAGTAACTATAACTGAATACAAAAGGACTCAGACTTTACATGCAGTTAGACATTATGCTGATACAATTAGTGCAGTTGATGAACTGTTAAGTAAGACAGGTATAATATCATATTTCGATCAAACATTTATAACAGCACTATTCTTATTCCATAGAAAGTACGGTTGCTTTGATGATAACGTAACTAACCTATGTTTAAACCTTACAGGTAGACTTAAGGATGAAGATGGTGAACAGGCATTAATAGCAACTGCACCTAATAAGGATGCTAAATTAAATGCTACTGCATGGATTGATAGGGAGAATAACAAATCATTCTCTAATTATCAAGATCAATGTATTATTCAAGACAGAGGAAAAATGGAAGGTTTCTATCAAGGAGTGCCATTCTTTACCTACTGGTTATCAATCGCATCACAAAATGGTCTTAAGCATAGACAAAATAAAGGTGCAAAAGGCGGTTATACCAACTGGTTTGAAGGTACATTCCTTAAGACCAATAAAAGAGCAGCAGTTGAAAGACTAGAGAAATCACTGTCAATCTAGAAACTGTCCACTAAATGCCCCATTTCATCCTGATCTGGGGTATATTAATATTGTTGAGAAATTCCTATGAAATTCTTTTCTGCCAAGACACAAATCTATGGCATTAAAAAAGCACTCAAAGCGAGTGAACGTGATCCATTTCTTTATAATGAAGAAGAGATCATTAAATTAAAAACTTCTCTTCGCAAATTGCGTGAAGAGCAAGAACAAACCCGACAAATTCAAAACGGAGGATTTGGTTATGACGTTTAAAAAGATTAATGTCGAATACGATCAAGATTTTGACAACTGTCAAGAACAAGAAGATGATTGGGTTTCTTCAGTAATAGGAACTGAAGATGATGCAATTTATGATGTTCTTGCGGAGATTAAATGACAACAATTCCACGCAAATTGAAGATGCTACTTGACTCTTATGATGAGGGTATTCTTGATTCAGATGGTCAAGTAGAAATGGCACAGTTCTTAATAGATTGTGACCTACACAATGAGTTATTACAGTATCAGAAACTATGTGATTATTTGATCGCTGAAGGTTACTGTTATGATGTACATCAGGAGGCATAATGAATACTTACGAAGTCCTATTACAACGTGAAATTGGTATTAATAAGACCGTATTTGTTCACGATTGTTATTATGAAGATGAAGCAAGATTGCTTGCTGAATCTCAATATGGACTTCCAGTATTAAGAGTATTGTATAAAGGACAATCTAATAATAGCAGTGTTAATGATGTTCCTGAACCCTATTATGGTGGCACTTGGTTATCAACAATAGGGTCAGGAAATAGTTCTATTACTAATATATTAGCATTACCATTTGGTATCTTAATTATTATATTATTAATAGAATTTTGGTGGTGGTTTGTTGCTATAACTTGCATAGGAGTTGGGTGGAGAACATATCAATATATCAAAGACGACTAGGCATTTATTTTTGTTAATTAAGTGTCGATATTCTAACAAAAATATGATAAATAGTGGTAGAATTAAGGTCAACAAAGATGAACTGAAATCTCATACATTATGAGTCAATAGTTTACAAGGAGGTCTAATTGTCTAACAGTTTAATTTCATTCAATCATTTGGCACATTGGAAACATAGTATTAATCAATCATCACAAGATGATAAAATAGATGAGTACTTTGAATGTCTAATTGATTGCGATACACACGACCAAAATAGTTGTAGGAGGGTATGTTCAGAGTTATTAGTTTAAGGGACAATTAGTAAGAATTAAGTTAAAAGAGGGTTTACATACCCTCTTTTTTATGGTATAATGTATTTGAATAATATCATTATTATGTGGTACATTATTTTCTGGACAGCAATTACTATGTTCATACTTGTTAAAGTAGGTGCATTTAAGAAATGAAAGATACAATATTATTTGGAGATTGTCGCAAGACATTATCAGCATTTCTACCAAATAGTGCTCGTATGTGTGTAACAAGTCCACCATATTACGGACTAAGAGATTATGGTGGAGAAGATAATCAAATAGGTTTAGAACAATCACCAGAAGAATATGTTAATGAGATGGTGAAAGTATTCAGAGAAGTTAGAAATATATTGACTGAAGATGGAACACTATGGTTAAACATAGGTGATAGTTATTACAACTATCGTCCTGGTAAGGGTGCTAATTACCCTAAGCAAAGTGTTAGTGAGACTAGACAAGATTTACCTACTAATAGTAACAAACGTGCTAACAAATTAGAGGGACTAAAAGAGAAAGATTTAATTGGTATTCCTTGGATGTTAGCATTTGCATTACGAGCAGATGGATGGTACTTAAGGCAAGATATTATATGGCATAAACCTAATCCAATGCCTGAAAGTGTAAGAGATAGATGTACTAAAGCACATGAATATATCTTCCTCTTAAGTAAGAGTAAGAACTATTATTATGACAATGATGCTATTAAAGAACCAGCGAAAGATTGGGGTACAAGAGATAGAACTAAAGGCAAATATCACAATGAGGGTACAGGTTTATCACCTCATACTGGTCTCACTAAATCATATCCAAAGAAGAATAAACGTAGTGTATGGAGTATAACTAAGAGACCATATAAGGGTGCTCATTTTGCTACTTTCCCACCTGAATTAATCATCCCATGTATTAAAGCAGGTTCAGCACTAAATGATACTATCATTGACCCATTTATGGGATCTGGAACTACTGCAATGGTAGCAAAATCATTAGGTAGGTATTACTTAGGGTGCGAATTACACGAGGATTATGGTCATTTAATAGAGCAGAGAGTGAGAGAATATCATGTGCCAACTGACAAAGTGGTACATAATGGACTGACAACCCTCTTGGATCGTGTATAATAGAAGAGCGAAACAGTTAAGGGTTCAACTACTCTAACAGTTTTGAGAATGGGCAAACGCAAGGCAGGGGTGAGTAACAATTCAGGAGTCTCTTAGATGACACACTGTGGACAACTGCTCTTTATGTTTGGAGACCTCTTGTACTGCTGATGTCCTCGGACATCTGAAAAGACAGTTTTGAAGTTGTAAGTCCCACTCTCAAACAAGAAGTAGAGACATGACGTTGAATTAAAATTACATTACCCTTAATGTTTCGCTCACCAATTAGGCAAGGATCTATGGTTGTCTCAATTCAGTTGAGAAATTACGTCCTGTAAGTCCTGTTCGAGGAGATGGATGTGCCTCTCGGTTCGCAACCGAAGAAAGAACTAACATCCCTATAGTTTACTTACTAATTAACACTATGCCAACTGCATCTACAGCGAAGAAAGTAACAACACCTCGCAAAAGACGCACTCGCAAAGCAACAACAACTACAAAGAAAGTTGCTCCACTAAATACAACAGTCGCTAGACCAATCGTGTCCGAAACTGTTAAGGAACAACCTAAAGTTCAAGAAGTTGTTACTATTAAGTCACTTAAAGATTATCCTCGTGATGGATTATCTCTTGTAATTCTTCCTCTATTATATCTCGAAGCATTTACAAAAGAGATCCTTAAAGCAACAGGGACAATCAAGTAACTGTCCACTAAACCCCCACAAGGGGGTTTTTTATTGCTATATTATAAATGTTGAGGCATCAACACTTATTAAATTTACATTATGAAGGAGATTTCCATTTGAAAGACACATTGAGACCTCACCAGTTGCGTGCCTATAACTCAATGAGTCAGGCAAATCATGGTCAAATTGTAATACCTACTGGTGGTGGTAAAACATATATTATGATAGCAGATTGCGATAGGATACTATCAACTAATGGAAGACCTCACAAGACATTTGTTGTAGTTGCACCTCGCATATTACTTGCTAATCAGTTATCTGATGAGTTTGAATCTGCTCTTAATAATGTTAGTATTGCACACGTACATAGTGGTGAAACACATCATTTTAGCACCACAGATCACAGATTTTTAACACACTGGGATAGCACAACTATCAGTGATAAGATTATATTTACTACCTATCATTCACTTCACAGAGTATTAGATAGTATGGTAGATATTGATAGAATATATTTTGATGAAGCACATAATGGCACTGGTAAATCATTCTTTAAGCAGATAAAGAGAGTTGCTGATTTACAAATATCACGTTTCTTTTTTACTGCTACTCCTCGTATTGCACGCTCTAAGAATAACATTAGTGCGGAAAGAGGTATGAATAATGCGGAAGTTTGGGGTAATGTATTAGAGCAAACAACAGCACAAGAGTTAATAGATAGTGGCACTATCTTATACCCTAAAGTTATACCATTTGAGAACGATAGAGAGAGAACTAAGTTAAACGCACATGAAGTAGATAGTGATAACTTAAAGGACATACTTACCAACATAACTGATAACAATCCAAAGGTACTTGTGAGTGCTCCAACAACAAGAATACTATGGAATATGCTCTCACAAACTGATATTAAAGATTGGTTACATGAGAGAGAATATAACATTTTACACATCACATCTAAGCATGGTGCTATCATTAATGGTAAGAAAGTTGGTAGAGAAGAGTTCTTCAAATTGCTTACAAAATGGGGTAAAGATGATACTAAGAAGATGATAGTCTTCCATTATAGTATACTATCAGAGGGCATAAATGTTCCTGGTTTGACTCATTCAGTGATGCTAAGAAATCTACCTAATATTGAAATGGCACAGACAATAGGTAGAATAATTAGAATACATGAGAAGGACAAAGTTGCAATGAAAGAGGGTAAAATACCTGCTGGTCAGTATAACTTATACCATAAAAGTCATGGTCAAATATGTGTTCCAGTATCAGGTAAATACGGTCAAAGAATAGCAAAAAGGTTGCAATCTGTCGTTTCATATATCTTTATAGAGGGTATTCCACCAGTTGCATATGTTTAGTGTGACAGTACGAGTAGTGTCTACTATTTTCCCCATTGTCCCTAAAATCGACTATTATATAAGAGTAAACCAAATAACGGAGTTTATGACCACACTTTCCAAAGAAGTTTATCAACAGTTGGTTAATCCAACTCCAGTCATTAAGTATTACTTTTTGACTCCTCAGAGTGTTACTAACCCTAAGAATACTAGGAGGACAAAATGAAAACATTTATCTATTCATTTCGCATAGTATGTGAAAACAATGATGAACCAAATCCTGTTCATTTATGTGAAGAAATACAAGCATATTTGAACAGTAATTTATCATATTATGATGATGCAATGGATCAACATATTAATGCTGAGGTTGTGGGTTATAATGTAGAAGTAGATCAATTTAATCCATTTATTGCAGAGGAGGAGTATTAATGAACAATCTTGATTTCCTATCACAAGTATTAGAAGATTTCTGCCTTAATTATGACTTAGAGTTTATGAGTGCAGATGATATTTTATACGGTGATTGTGATAATAAACTAGATGATAACCAGAAAGATTGGTTGAGAAACTATATCGAAGTCTGGGATACTATTGTGAACTTATGATAGTATTACGCATACATGAGAATAACACTGGAACGATTAATTTCGATTCAGAAGAACAATTAGAGGCATGGATTGATGCTCCTAATTATGAACAAGTACAATGGGAATACACTAATGAAGATGTATTTCATAGGACGTATTTTGTAGAACGTAACATTAACTCTTTCACCCCAACTTCGGAGGACATTTCTAATGCAATCTGGAACAAATATGCGTAGCAATCTAATCATCACACCAAAGACTTCAGCATCTATTGAGTTAGATAGCGACCAAATTAGCACTCTATTGTATATCATAGAGGGATATTGTCAAGGTGATGATTACATTGAAGGAACTGATTTTGGTAATGATTGTGATAAGTTAGTGGAGATATTAGAGCACGCAAGTGAAACAATACCACTAGAAGATGATCCATGTTGGCAATAGTGTGACAGTACAATTACTGTCTACTTTTTTCCCATTTGACTCTATTATGCCTTATTATAATAGAGTAAACAACAAAACTTTTATTTTATGACTCTTACATCAGTTGAATTCAGAGAAGAACTTCAGGGTAAACTTGAAGACAATGTATTACTTTGGACTGAAGGATTATGTGATGCTCTTGAAAAGAATTACTTTGATTATCACCTTAGAATGATAACAAATAACTCTACAAGATACACTGAAGGAGAGTTATCAGAGTATGCACAATCTCAGTTAGATGCTATTAACAATGGCACTGCTAATTTGATGAAGTTTAAGATAGTTACTGGACGTAAGTATCACAAAATTATACAACAAGACTATGATACATTTCAAGATAGAAATGAATATAGGGATGGCAGTGTTCATGCCTTTGTTGATAAGAAAACTGGTGAAGTTTATAAACCAGCAAGTTGGAAATCTCCCGCAAAACATGTTAGATATGATATGAGAATTATCAAACATAGGGAGTATTTACATAACTCACAGAATACAGGTTGGGCAGGTGGTTATCTCTATATGAGATAATCTTCCCCCTCTAAGTATCATTCATTCACCCTAATTACATGTCTACATTAACAATCACCGACTACGAATCAAATCTACTATTTGATATGTTGTACACAACAATTTCAGAGTTTAATGATGGAGAATATCCTGTAGAACTTGACACATTGTTCACCAAATTACAGGATGCAAAGTTACAATGAAACTCTTTATTTCAGACGGTAAATGTTATCGTAATCACAAGTATCAGAAGAGAAGATTAAGTAAAGCAGATCACATCTATCTAATTAAAACAACAAATTGGAAGGATATTATCTGGACATACTTCTCAGAAATCGAAGACGATTTCAGACTCTTAAATTCACCTTACTCCCCTAATTAACATGACTAATTATCAACAATCAGCAAATCCAAATGCAACTAATAGTGAATTAGATGCTAAGGTTATTGTTAAACAACCTAAACTAAATTCATTCCAATTAGATGAAGTTGTAGAGCAATATGCAGAGTTAGTTCTTGATAGAATGGACATGAAAGATTTAGAGCAATATGTATATGATTCTCTATCAGATTACTACGGTAAAATGTCACAAACTGAACTAAGAGAACATATCATTGAAATGGAAAATAGTGGTGATCCCACTGATAACTTATTTGATGAATTAGCAGAGAATGTAACAATTACAGATTTGATGAAAGAGAAAGATAGTGATGAAGATACCAGATCTTTTGGTATGCAAACATTTATTCCAGGATTCCATGACTAAACTAACATATAGTGACTCTCCATTCTTCTCAAATTGGAGTCAAAGTTACTTCACTAATTTAACATTAGATCAGCACAT